GATGCACAGTTATGATTATGCACACTCTGAACTAGAGTGCAAGCACTCTTTAGTCACTCATATATAAGCACTCACTCTTGAGTCACTCACTCATGAGTCACTCACTCCCGAGTCACTCTTCCGAGTGACTCTTGATCCACTAACGCATGAGTCACTCATGAGCTATGCACTCATGAGTCTATTTAGTGCTACGTATTGGGTTGAAGAGTGACTATTTACCATCCGCCCCCTCCCGCGCGTCACTTTCCCTTGGGGACGCCTTTGGGGCAGCGCCCTTCCCTCCCTCCCTTGCGCCCACTCCCCGCCCTCCCCTCGGACGGTCTCGGGTCGGGTCGGCTAGGATCGCCCGTGTCGTCGTCGTCGTGGTGGCCCAGGCGATGGGGCAGCGGGTCTCGGTGTGCGCGCACCCCAACCTGCCCCGCCCCAAGGAAAAAGTCATTTTTCCCTGTTATGCTGTATTAGTGGAGATTAGTTAGCAGGAGTGGATATGGTTCAGATTGAGACAGATGTGCCGTTGCCTGAGGCGCGTAGGCGTCGTTATCCGTATCGGGAGATGGCGATAGGTGATTCGTTTTGGGTGGAGGGGATTGGTTTGCAGGTGGTGATGAACACGAACTATCGGTGGGGTAAGAGGTTGGGTAGGAAGTTCATTGCGCGTACTGATGGGCCTGGTGTGCGGGTGTGGCGAGTTGATTGAGGATTGTTTGGGTTGTCAGAGGTGTGAGGATGGGCCGGTAGTAACGTTGTGGGATGGTCGGGTGGTGTGCAATGAGTGTTCTGACTGGCGATGTGAGTGTGAGGCGAGGCGGTTGCTCAAGATTCGTTCGATGAAGAAGATCGCGCAGGAGTTGGAGTGGCGTGAGAACCTGCATGGCAGGGACAACAGTCAGTTGAAGCGGTACATGCGCGGGATTTATGAACAGAAGAAGGGGAAGCGATGAAGTTTGACCTACAGAAGTTCTATCGCTTCTGCGCCCAGTTGAGGATTGAGGCCAAGGAGAAGGGATTGATCCGCATGGATCACCTGCTTGGTACGCAGACGTATGTAATGGAGGAGGTGGCGAAGGGGTTGGCTGATGACATCCACTTCTTTGTCATCCTCAAGGGTCGGCAGTTGGGGATTACGACTGTCAGTCTTGCGCTTGATCTGTACTGGCACTTCTTGCACCCTGGCTTACAGGGTACGTTGACGACTGACACCGAGGAGAACAGGGACATGTTCCGTTCTACCTTGGGGATGTACATGGAAGGGTTGCCGGTTGAGTACCGTGTGCCTTTGGTTGCGCATAACCGTAACCACATGGCGTTGAAGAACCGTAGCCGACTGTTCTATCAGGTCGCAGGATTGCGTTCTAAAGGCTCTCTGGGGCGCGGTAAGGCGATTACTTACTTGCATGGTACTGAGACCTCATCCTGGGGTGATGAAGAGGGCTTAGCGTCTCTGCTCGCGTCATTGGCTGAGACCAACCCGATGCGTCTGTACATGTTCGAGAGCACTGCTCGCGGGTTCAACATGTTCCACGACATGTACACCACCGCGAAGAGGGCAAAGAGTCAGCGCGCCATTTTCTGTGGTTGGTGGCGTAACCAGCTCTACCAGGCTGATGCCAAGTCGGACATCTATCGCGTCTACTGGGACAACAAGTTAAGTCCTGAGGAGAAGGAGTGGACTCGGGAAATCAAGAAGCTCTACGGCATTGAGATCAATAGCCGCCAGATGGCATGGTGGCGTTGGAAGATGTACGAAGGCATCAAAGACGAAAGCCTGATGTACCAGGAGTTTCCTCCGACTGAGGACTATGCCTTCGTCATGACCGGCACCAGTTACTTCTCCACTGCTCGCTGTACTGAGGCGGCGAAGGAGTCAAAGAAGCTGACGCCGGATTATTACCGCTTCAACATGGGAGCCAACTTTGAAGACACCATTCTCATCCGTTCAACTGAACGGCTTGCGACGCTCACCCTGTGGGAAGAGCCTATTGATGGTGCTTACTACGTCATCGGCGCTGATCCTGCTTACGGCTCTTCTGACTGGGCTGATCGTTTCTGCATTCAAGTCTACCGATGCTATGCCGATGGTCTGGATCAGGTGGCTGAGTTTGCTACCTCCGAACTCAACACCTATCAGTTCGCTTGGGTGATCTGCTATCTGGCCGGCGCCTACAAGAACAGCACTCTGAACCTCGAGGTGAATGGTCCAGGCCAGGCCGTCATCAACGAGATTCGCAATCTGAAGCGCTACGCCACCAGCATTGGTGGACAGAAAGGTTATGACCTGTACAACGTCATGGCCCACATGCAGAACTATCTGTGGCGTCGCAACGACACCTTGGGCGGCATCTCCAACAGCATGGGTTGGGTGACCACTGCCGGCACCAAAGAACGCATGCTCAGTTACTTCAAGGATTACTTTGAGCGCGGGATGATGGCCGTTCGCAGCATGGAGCTGCTCGATGAGATGAAATCGTTAGTGCGTGAGGGAAGCAGCATTGCTGCTTATGGACGCAATAAGGATGACCGTGTGATGGCTACAGGGTTGGCGTCAGCCGCCTTTGCCGAACAGGTGCAACCACGACTGATTCAGCAGCGTGTAACGCGACACACGCAGGAGGTGACCCAGAAAGCCTTGGAGAACGGCGAGCTGGTCAACCAGAACGTCGCCAACTATCTCAAGCGCATAGGAATGTATGGCTAACCACGACCAACTCACCATCGTCAGCGTCCACGGCCACAACGACGGCTCTGCCGCGCTGCCTGCTATCCAACACTCGATGCAGCAACTACCAGGCTCCCGTGGCCTGCTGTTGTCTCTCAAGCCCCCTGAGAACCTGCCGGAAGGCATTGAATGGCGTCAGATATACAGTCTGGACTATCACGAATACTCGATCTTCATGATGCATTGCCTCGCATCATTCATCGACACAGACTTCTGCCTGGTGGTGCAGGAAGATGGCTGGGTGCTCAATGGTGAGAACTGGAAGGATGAGTACTACGACTACGACTACATCGGTGCGCCTAGCCATTGCGGCTTTTCCGAAGAGCACATCTACCTGCACTTCGCTTGGACTAAAGCCAAAGACGAAGTGAAGGTGGTGCAGAACGGTGGTTTTAGTTTGCGCAGCAAGAAATTCCTCGAGGTGTGCAACAAGAATGGCATCGCGCACCAGAATGGCAGCGACATCCACTACTGGAATGAAGACGCACAGCTCTCTGCGCTGCTGCAGGACGTGTTGATTGCATGTGGAATGCGCTTTGCACCCCTAGAACTCGCCAAAGAGTTCTCGGTTGAGTACCTTGATCACACCTTTCACAAGGATACCGACCTTAAAAAGTTGGTCGGACACCACGCTCAAAGCCGAAAACTCGTTGCACCGATGCACGTTCAGATGCAATTTACCTGGCAACAGGCCAATCAAGTCGTCGGAGAAGGGCGTTTTGCCGAGTTTTTGATGGACCTTGGGTACTTTGTGGAGTGGATGAATGCAGGTGACACCTAGAAAAGAACTGCTCCGGCAGCTAAAACTGTTCAACGCAGACAAAAAGCGCGGCATCACCATCAAAAACTTCGCCACGATCTGCGGAATCGGGTTCCATCACCTGCGTGACATCATCGCTGAGCGTGCTCCAATGACCGAATGGACGCAAAGACGCATTTCAAAAGCCCTTGAGGAGTACAGATTGGGCAAGATTGCGACCATTGAACACGTTTCTGGTGCTACAGAACCCGTTTATCGGCGTGTTCCAGTGCCTCTGGCACGAAAAATGATGGGTTTGACCGTCAAAAACGGTGAAATCTCCATCTCAGTAGGGCTGAAACAGCTAGGTGACTACAGCCAACCTACTTTCAGAGAGTTGCTTGACAAACAACGTTAAGAGGGCATAAATGGGCGTGATTCATGACTTTAAGTGTGCTGTCCACGGATTTTTTGAGTCCGATCAGGCAATCTGTCCGCATGGGTGCGACACAGTGCAGAAAGTCTTTCTGCAACCCGTCGGAATGGTGTCTGACAAGACCAGATTCAACGACACCACACTCCGCAGTCTGGCGAATGACTACAACATGACGGACATCAAGAGCGTGAAGGAAGGTGAGGCTCAGCCGCCGCGGTATGCACCGCCACCTAGTGACCCCTTCGCCGTCCAGTGGGGCAGCCCGTCACAGATCAGCAACTACAACCTGTCATCTATTGCGGGTGAACAGGTGAACGGCATTGCTGCGGCTGGTGGTAAATTCGCCAAACCGAAGACGTCGTCGTACATTCCCGACCATCAGAATCTGAAAGTAGACAACTGATGCGTATTCCAGAGAATCCCCTTGAGCGCGAGGAGTTCTACGTTGACTTGATGAACAAGTGCAACGTGAGCACGCAAGAGCGCGCCAGCGAATACGCTGCTCTGCGCTCGTACTTTTTGTTCGGCTCCGCGCCTGGGGATGCTCCAGCCCACTACAACAAGATTTTTCCGCACATCGACCAACTGATTTCGTTTCTGTATTCAGCAGAATCGACGCGCTTCAGCATCGACCTCGGCGCTGCTGTCGCCAATGAGGAATACGCCAAGGTTCCGATTCTGACCAAAGCGTTGAACGATGAGTGGACCAACAGCAATGGCGACCAGGTCTTCAGCCAAGCTCTGACTTGGGCCATGTGCTACAACAGCGCCTTTGTAAAGCTCACCTATCGCAACGGTATCCATCCGTTCATGGTCGAGCCGCAGGCGATGGGCGTCTTGCGTGAAGACACGCCTTACACCTATCGCCAAGAAGCAATCGTCCAGAAGTACTACATCACCAAGTCGGAACTCTTCAATCGTCTGTACGCACACCCGAATCGTGATGCGTTGGTCAAACGCCTGTCGGCCAGCTATCACGAACGCGATGAAGTGCCGCAGGCTATCGACCGACTGGTGACAAGCCAGATCAGCCCGAATATCTACGGCAACGTGATGCTCGACCTGACTGGCTACAACCGTTATGTGGCGCGTGTTGCCGAACCCACCATCGAGATGCAAGAACTATGGGTGTGGAACGATGACACTGACGACTACCAGTGCGTGACTATCGGCTCGCCAAACGTCGTCATCTACGATCGTCCTGGCGAGAAGGTATTTCTCAAAGGAGAACTTCCTTTTGTCCAAGTCGCACCGAACCCGCAGTACGACTACTACTGGGGTCAATCAGAAGTCCAACGTCTCGTATTCCTACAGGATATGCGGAACAAGCGCGTGTCCGAAATACTGGACCTTCTATCCAAGCAGGTGGCGCCGCCTACTGCATTGATGGGATTTACCGGCATTCTCGACGAAAAGAACTTTGCTCTGAACCGCGCTGCCGGCTTGCTTGCAACCGACATGCCGAACGCAAAGGTCGAGCAGCTTGCGCCTAGCATTCCCAACGATCTGTTCCGCGAGATTGTCGAGATTGACAACATGTTTGCGGAGGCATCTGGCATCACCAGCGTGTTGTCGGGGCGCGGCGAGTCTGGTGTACGGTCTAGCGGCCATGCCTCTCAACTTGCGCGCCTCGGTTCTAGTCGAGCAAAGAAGCGCGCTCTGGTTGTTGAGGAGTCGCTTGAAAAGGTCGCTACGCTGTATCTCAAGATGATGCAGGTGTACGACGATACGCATTACACCGACCTCAACAACAATCGGTTTATCGCGGCTCAACTGCCGGAGAACTTTGTCGTCAAGGTCGACGCGCACAGCAACTCGCCGATCTTCATGGAAGATACGCGGGATATGGCATTGAACTTGTTTAATGCCGGCGCTATCAGTAAAGAAAGACTCATTGATTTGCTTGATCCTCCGATGAAGCAACTGCTCAAGGAAGACCTCAAGAAAATCGAAGAGGAGCAGAAAGCAATGCAGGCCGTGCAAGAGGCAATGAAGACAGCGCCTACCCCACCTGACCAACAGCCGATTCAACCGGAGATGCCGTGATGGAAAACAAAGTACCAACTACTCGCGATGATTCTCCGCGTGTGACGACTACTGAAGTGCGGAAGATGGATCGCCCTGGCAACCTGAGTTTTAATCGCTCTGCTATTGTGCGTGGCACTCGCGGAGTACAACCCAGACAATCAAGGAGATGACTATGTACGCTCGTAA